CTGGTTTTTTCTTGGAAACAGTGGAGGAGTCGGAGGACACGACCGCTCGTAGAGTGGTTGAACACTTCAATGCTACCTACGAAGGTCAACACATTTCCAAGGAGGTGTGTCATGCAAAAGAGCCACTAATTTTTGATAGTGTGGTTATGGAAAGACCTTTGTTATCAATGAGACAAGGCGCCTCGGTGGAGGTGTCACCTTTTGAGTTTGAAACTAAAATTAAACCTGGTGCCGTACTATATGGGATTGGTAGTCCTGCTTACATACCAACGGTAGGAGCAGATACACAGGCCAATGAAATTCCAGCAATACGAAACAGGTCAGTGCAAGAAGTACCACAAGCCGATAAGGCAATGTGGGCGCAACTTGGTAATTGGGTACATAAATACTTTGATGAAATCTTTCCTGATTGGGAACAAGTAACTCCTAGTACTTTCGAGGAATGGAATGAAAGATTCCCTAAAGGTAGACAAAATGCACATAAAACTGCTCTTGAACATTATAAACAGTGGGGTTTCGATCCTACTAAAGACACCATCCGAAAAACATTTTTAAAACGTGAAAAAGGTGGTGGGTCCGGCCCGGGCTCATTTGAGGGTTATGATTTGAGAGTTATACAAGGAACAACACACACAGCAAATGTGTTATTGGGGCCTTGGATGCATGGTTTCACAAAGATGTTGAAGAAGTGTTGGGGTGTAGACCATTTCATCACATATAGTGGTGGACTTACAGGTAACGACATGGGAACATGGTTTGAAGAACTGCAAGCATTGTACACTGAGTACTTCGAAGACGATTACAGTCGGTTTGACGGAACCATTCAGGAAGCAGCCTTAGCTTTTGAATTCTCCATATATAAACGGTTTGGTTTAGATGGAGATGCTTGGTCTGTTTTATTACAACAGAAGTGTACCCGTGGGTACACAAAGAATGGTATTAAGTATTGGGTTATGGCCACTCGTAAGAGTGGTGACCCAAATACTAGCGTTGGCAATTCATTAGTGAATGCTTGTGCTCATCTATTTTTGATATGTATGCGGCATGCTAAATTGCATGGCCTAGACATAATGGATGTAGCCCCGAGTAAAGAGTTGCTTAAAATGTTAGTTATGGGGGACGATAATCTAGCCGGCACAAACGTACCACTTAGTGTTGAATACATGCAAGACTCTATGAGAGTGCTTGGCTTCAACGCTAAGACCGTCCAACGTGAGTCACCATATCAATTGGAATTTTGCAACGCCAAATTCTGGCCATCCGATAAAGGATATATATTAGCACCAAAACCAGGTAGACTAGTTAAACGCTTATTTTATAGTGTTGGTTTACAAAAGGATTGGCTTGGCTGGGTCAGAGGTGTTGCAATTGGTCATTATGCAAACACTCACCATGTTCCATTTGCACGTAAGTTTATAAAACGTGTTTTGGAAATAACAGAGGGAGTTAAGGCAACGAAAGTGTACGAACCTTACAAGATTAATGTAAGTGAAGTAGGCAACGTGGTGCCAGAATCATGGTTAGCAATTGCAGCAAATTATGGTTTAGATGAGTCTGATGAAGTAGAGTTTGAACGTTTGTTGAGTCAAATACATTCTCTACCAGCTCTAATTGACCACCCTATCGTAGACCAATTGATATTGGTTGATAATTGATAAACAACCTGGAAAGCGCGAATGTGAAGTATGGATTGACACCCACGCGCGATAAAGATCACTGCTGAAATAATAGAATTGTTATGGCAAAGAACAAGTCAAATCGTAATGTTGTTAAATCAGCAAAAGCGTCAGCAGTATTGGCCAAAGGTAAGCAACAGGCCCCATTGCCCGTCAGAGCTCCTAAGAGTAGACCAAAGCAAACAAATGTCAAACAGAAGAATGTACAAAAGGACAACCGTTTGCCATATCGTCAGGCTCAAAACCAAGGAGGTTTTTATCAGAGTGGTCTGCCAAGTAGATTGCGTCACAAAGTATCATCTAGAAATGAGAAATATGACACCATCATCACCCTTAGTGGTTTTGACTACTTGGAGCCACTTGTGATCTTGAATAAAGGCGCACCAGGAACCAGTAACATTGTTCAGAGAGGTGAGTTGTTATATGAGAAGGTTTTGAACCCGACCATGCTCTCCTCTCAAATCATGAAGAAGTACAGTGGAATTTATCAACAGTTTCGAATCAAGAAGCTTAATTTCATCTATCGTACAGAAGTGCCCGTTACAACCCAAGGTTCCATTTTGATGGTAGCCAACCATGATCCAACAGATAAGCCACCAGCAGCTCATGGAGAAGTGAACATTGAGTACGCCTCAGAAAAATCAGCGCAGCCACTCCCATTATATGAGAGTGCTATGGTCACCTGGACACCCAGAGATGATCGCTGGTTGTATGTTTCGAGTAC